CGGTGACTGTCTCACCCCGCGGTGCCTCGGTCTGGCGTTCGCGGTCCAGCTGACGGACGCGTTTTTCAAGTTCCCGGTTCTTCCGGCGCAGTTCCTTCACCCATTCCGGGGCGCCCGTCGGCGCTTCGGCTTGTGGTTCGGGCTCTTCGCCAGCAATACTGACAACCAGCTCTTCCTGTTCTGCTTCCGGCTGCGTCTCGCTGTCCGGGGTAGCAGCCTCGACCGCCTCGGTCTCTGGCTCAGGCGTCTGTTCGTCTATCATTGCATACCTCGTGTCTCAGCCATTGGAACCGGCTGGCTGGCCTGCCGTATCTCCTGCGCCGCGCCGAGAACGGCTGCCCGCTCCTGGTCGCTGACGTTCGTGAGGATTTCGATGGTCTTGGCGCGCGTCTCTTCGGCGCGGGCAAGCGCATATTCCGTGTCGGCCTCGGCCTTGGCGGCCTTGGCGCGGGCCTCGAGCCCGAGGCTCTGGGCCAGCTCGGCTTGCGGGTCGGGCTGGGCCTGCATGGCCTCCAGCTCGGCGGCCATCGCCGCGGCTTCTTCCTCGTTCGGCTCCAGCACGCCCTGCTTCAGTAGGCGCTTGCGGAAATAGTTCTGCACCTCGCCAAGCCCCTCGCCTTCCATGTTCATCATGGCCATGCTGCTTAGGATAGCCAGCGTCTCGGGGTCCTGCGTGATGGTCATCATGCCGGTGAGCGCCCGGACAACCGCGGCGCGCTTGCTCGAGGAGTTCGGGCCCACGTCCACCGTCACGTCGAACTTGGCCTGCGTCAGATCGTTCTGGTATTCGATCGCGCTGGTTTCCTTGTTGAGCATCGGCTTGACCAGCTCAATCGATCGCGGCTCGCCCGTCTTGCCCAGGCCCTTCATCTTGCGGTTCGGCTCGACGTAGATCTCCCGCGCCATGGACAGCCAGATTTCGCCGCAGCGCTTCACGGCCTTGGCGAAATTGCTCATATAAATAAAGGTCTGCATGTCCAGCTTGTTCTGGATCAGCTCAACGGCTTTGCCGGACATGTTGGGCTGCAACTGCTCGCCGGCCTGCTGGTTACCGAGCAGTTCTTTGATGTCGCCATCGGTAATCTGCAAGAGCGCCGCCATGGCGGGCGGGATTTCCGGCGCCCGCGTGTAGTCAAGCGGGCCTTGCGCTTGCTCGGCTCCATCCGCATTCGTCACGGGGTTAACCAAGAGATACGGATACTGTTTGACGTTATCTTCCGCCCACATGAGTTCGTGACCGGCCACCTGCTCGGCCGTCATGATGGGCTTCTGGATCGTGCCGTAAGCGGAGATCTCGCCCAACTTGGTCAGCTGCATGTTCTTGAGCCGCTGGGCATCCTTGGCGAGCCTGACATGCCCCTGGCAGCGCTCGATGCTGTCAACGAACCAGCGCTTGCCATAGACCGGAACAATCGGGATCTCGGACCCGGCAATCAGCCCATGGTCTTCAAGTATGCCGCCGCCGGACAGCAGGTATTTGTGCACCTTCTGCCGCTTGATGCGCCGCTTGCGCTCCTCAATCTCGACATGGCCGGTGGCGAGCAACATCTGCTCGAGCTCCGGGTCGGCCTCGAAGTCGCGTTCAGAATGCTTGACCTCCTCGCCATCCAGCGAGCGGAAGTAACGCAGCGCCTCGGACACCTGCTCCTTGACGTAATATTCCGCCACGTAAACGATATCCGGCGTCTGCCAGTCAAATTCCTTGAGCTGCACGTCCTGCGGCCAGGTTGACGGGTCATCCTCGAACCGCCGCCGGTAGCTGTCGCGCGTCATCGCGATCAACACAAAGCAGCACCGCGCGTCCTTCTTGTCCTGCCGCTTGGCGTCGAGGTCGAAGAAGACCGAAGCGTCCGCATCGAAGATCGGCTGAAACACGATGCGCTGCTGTTCGTTCTCGGGGTCGCCCTCGTCCTCATACTGGTTCGTCAGCCGCCAAGCCCCGAACCCGCCGCCAACCGCCTCCTCGAAAGCGTTGTCATAGGCCTCCTGCGCGCCGCTGTCTTCTTCATCAGCCCGGTAAAGCTCGTCGCACGTGTCGGCCAGCTGGGAGTTTGAACTCCCGTCCTTGGGGATAAAATCAACCGTGATGCGATTATTGCGGTACTCGCTGATTATCCGCATGACGCTCAAGGCGACCTTGTTCACCTCAAACCGGGGCCGGTTCGCGTACTGCTCGGTCAGCGATCCTTCCCACTGGGCCCCGGCGATGCTGTAGAACCGCCGGTCCTCAAGGCATTGAATGCGTTCGTCTTTCATCGTCGCCTGAATGCGGGCGAACTCGGCCACCGCCTCGGCGTGAACGTCTCGATAACGCTGTTCTTTGGTTTGTCGCGCCAACGCAGAACCCTCTTGACTTTTCGGCTTTAACCTATCTCGCGAGCGGTGTCACGATGGGAACGGGTTTAGTTATTCGCTGGCTGACTGGGCGGCCGACCATGGCCGGGAACAGGTCCGTCATCGCCCAGACCAGCGCGTCAACCCGGTCGGGGCTGCCGTCGCCCTCATAGCCAAAGGTCGTCATTTGGGTCATTTGCGTCTCAAGCGCCGGGAAGCTGCCGACATGATGCACCCTGCCCTGCTCATACATGGAAGCGATTGGCTCGGCCCGGATGTGCTTGCCGCGAGTTGCCCTGACTTCCTTGATCCGCACGTTATTCCTCACGCTTCGCAGGGTCTGGGCGACCATGTCACCGCCCTGGTTGACCTCGATGACGATGGCGTCGGCCTGATACTGATCGTAAAGGTTCACCGCCCGGCGCGCCCATTGCATCGGGGTCCCGCCCATGGATGCGTCCTCGAGGACATAGGCTTCCTGCGTCCTGGCGTGGATGCCAGCGACAATGATGCCGTGATCGTCGCTGTTCTCGGTGTTGCTGACGGCAGGGTCGATCGCCACCACAATTCGGCCCAGTGGGTCATGGGCTCGAACCCGGCTGGCTTCGATCTGGCCATAGGTCCAGAGCGCATTCGGGATGTCGCCAAGGATCTCCCCGCGCAGCTCCTGCCGGCCAAGGCGCGTCCCTTCGTAGCGAAGCTGGATGCGCTCGAGGAACTTGGCCGCCAGGTTGGACTTGTTGTCCATGGTCGCGCCACGGGTGATGTGAACTTTGCCTTCGGTCCCGGCGACGATGGCTTTGACCAGCTCCACCGGCCGGGGCGTCGTGGTCACAAGCACGCGAGGGTGATCGCCAAGGCGCAGGCCGAAGGACAGCTGATCCCACGTCTCGCGGGCGTAACGCCACTTGGCTAGCTCGTCGCAATTATGAACCAGAATGCCATTAGCAAAATAGTGTTTTGCTTCTGACACTTGCAGGCAAAAGACTTCAGCGTGCCCAGCGGGCTCCCAGGTTGACACAACGCTGGCTGCAATAGTTTCCGCTGATTGTCCTGAATGTCGAGTTGCAGACCTTGCATTGCCGCTCGACCGTGCGGCGCTTGTCAGCTTTGATCTGTTGGCAGCGTCTGCATATGGCCTGCCGGCGGGTGCGCCTGACCAGCTCTGCGCCGCACTTGCTACAGATTGTAGCCTTGGGCTCATACTTTGCCTTGAAATCATCTCGACCAGCGACGTGGTGGCGCATGTGATCTGATCGTGACAAAAGCTGAAGGTTTTCCAAAGCATTGTTAGCGCGGTTGTCGTCAATGTGGTGAACGTCGAGCCCGTTCGGAATTGGCCCGTGATGCGCTTTCCAGACAGCGCGGTGCAGTCTGTCGCGATCCTTGCGGCCAAGTGATTTGGTTCCGCGATATTCGTAATACCCGTTTCGGTATCGGTGCCAGCGTTTACCGCCCCATTCCACGCACTCAGAGCACATACCGTTTCTTCCGTTTGCAGTTCCGACAATGCGGTCCAACGCATCGTCTCACCATGCAAACTTAGAACAGGATGGTCCGCAGTGCCAGTCAAAACTGCGCCGGTTGAGAACTTAACCGTCCCAATTTCAGCAATTCGTGATCCGTTACACTCAACCCGACGCCAGCCCAGTTGCGTCATGACCATGTCGCGGTCAGTGACTTGCTCAATCGGGATTGCGCCCCGGTTTGTTTCGATCATCGTCCCAGCAATAAAACACCAAGCTAGATCGAACTGCGGTCCTCGGAGCTGGTCCGGCTCGGTCGCGTTGAATGTCGTGGCGACAGCGCCGTTCGGCCAGGTCAGGCGGCGCTTTGACGGCTCGTAGAGCGGGCGCTCAGCTTCCGGGTAGACCGACAGGATGCCGGACACGCCCTCCACCATGACGTCGCGGGCGTCGGCCGCTGTCTCCCCGATCAGGGCAATCCGCCTGTAGCCCTTGGCCACCTGTTCCTTGACCCACTCGGCCCCGGTGCGGGTCTTGCCCCAGCCGCGGCCGGACATGATGAGCCAGATATCCCAGTCGCCCTCAGGGGTTATCTGCTCAGGCCGCGCCAGAAACTCGCGCCAGTCATACAGCAGGGCTTCCTGCTCTTCGGGCGACAGCTGGTCAATGATGGCGTTACGCTGGTCACGCGGCAGGGCTGCCAGGCGCTCGGCTGTGCTGGCGGTCATTTGGTGGCGATCTGTTCCAGCAGCGACTTGACGCGCTGGCCGGCAATGCCGTGCTCGATCCGAACCGGAGGCTTGGTGTCATCGCCGCTGTGGTGAATTTGAAGCGGCGCCAACTTGGGGAAGATCCCGTTGTAGAAAGCGTCAGGGTTCGTCTTCGCCCACTCAATCAGGCCATTGACCCCGCCAAGCTCGGAAAAAGCAATCTCCACGGCTTCCTTGAAAGCCTTGGTTGACTTGTTCGGCGTTCCCTTCGTCCTGCCGCCTGTCTTGACGCCCTTGGCCATCTAAACGTTTCTACTTTAGAACGGTTCTCAACTAACACTTCCACCGCCGCATGGAGGCCTTGGCCCGCTCGGCGTTCTTGGACTTCGCCACCACACCACCCATTCGGGCGCAGAAGCTGGCCTTGCGCGCCTTGTCGGCCTTGGTCTTGGGGTTCGGAGCCGGAGCCTTCAGGTTCGACCCTGTCTCCCGGTTCAGCTTGGCCCTGCCTTTGGCTGTCAGGCCAGCACCCCGGCTGACTGGCAGCTTCTCGCCGCGCCCGACTGACAGTGACGTGCTCTTGCGAGCCATCACTTCCCCCGCTTCTTCGCCGTCTTCGCGCTCGCCCTGAACGCCGCAGCGGTTGGCGCACCCTTCGTCCCCGGCTTACGCATGGTCTCTCCAGACCCGGCGGCGATGCGCCGCTTCTTCGCGGCAATGTTGGCATAGAGACCCGGCTTACTCGCCATCGAGCACAATCTCCACGGGCTCAGGCAACTCGGCCTGCTGATAGTCCTGCCCGATCCAAACTTCCAACACGACACGCCGCGGGTTGTCAAGCAGTATCGCGGTCGCCCGCGGCCAAGAGCGTGTAGGCTTGTACCGCCGGCCCGGAAACGCCGCCGTCCACATTTCACAGACGGCCTGGCAGGCGATGTCCTCAATCAGTTGCTGCGCCTGCCGCCGCCGCTTGGGCAACTCGACGGCCTTCACGCTCTCGGCAACGTGGGCCATGACCGTGTCGATGAAAGCATCATCGATGATATGCGGAAAAAACATAGTCTGTATGAGCCCAGCTTTGCCGTGCATGAGAATTTCACCTAGGGGCTAGGGTAGGGTAGCGCCCGCGGCGAGGTGCAGACAGGAGGACGCCGCGGGCGCCGCCAGACGGCCTTAGGGGGGCGCCGTCCGGCTAAGAGAGTTGATCGGGCCACGCCCCACGGGAAGCGTCGATATCCGCCGGAGCGGGCGGTGCCGGCTCCTCGGCATGGCGCAGCGCCTCGTCCGCAGCCGCCAGCCTGTCCTGCGCAGCCGTTAGATTTTCTGTCGCCTTGGCCATGGCAAGTTCAGCCAGGATCTGGCCCATCCTCGCGTCATGATGCGCGGCATAGGCGCGGCGGACTGCGGCGCTGGCTTCCTTGAATTCGGAAACGGCTTCGGTGTGGGTCATCAATCAATCTCCTGCTGCGCGAACATCCCTGCCGCAACTCGCGCCAGGCGTCAAGCCGCAGACGATCGGCAAGCCTGACATTTTTAAAAAAGAAAATTCTTCCCTTTGCCCTGTTGCCCCCGGATCGGGTGTTGCTTCGGGGCCCATGTTCCATGGCCCCCGAAACAAGCAACACCACTCCCGGTATCCGCAACACAACACACAACATGTTGCCAACACATCCAACACCCCCCCTTAACCCATTGTTTTCATTGCTGTTGAGGTGTTGCCTCGGTTTCCAACACATACCACAATTTCGCGTTTTCAACGTCTTTAGCATAAACTTTCTTGGCAACACTCAATTCTGAAAGGATCAACTGCACAGTGGGCCTTTTCAAGCCAGTTTCTTCCGCAAGCTCTTTTACGAATTTCGGCCCCTCGAAGAGCATCGCCAGGATGGTCCGAGCTGATTTTGAGAGCGGCTTTGCGCCCGCTTCGCCATCCTTTTCGGGCGGCCTGACCCACTCCACAACGCAGGTCGTGATGGGCTTGCCATTCGGTTTCGTGCCGATCCGAACCTCAATCAGGGCGTAGTCCGAGAGGACGAAATCAGACGGCCCATCCTTTACTTTTTCTATAAAGATCGACCGCCGTTTGATGCTTCCGTCGCCCTCGTTTTTCTCCGTACGAAGCTCAATGAACGTGTCGCTCTCGGACTTGTAGGCGAACGATCCAACCATTCCCTTCGTGGTGTCTTTGCCCGTGTGGCCGACCACCAGCACCAGGCATTGCATGTCCATGGCGAGCCGCTTCAGCTGGCGCATGGCCTTGGTGACCTCGGCCTGGGAGTTGGCGTCGATGCCGGCGTAAGCGGCTGTGAGGGTATCCACCACGATGATGCCAAGCCCGAAACCTGTCTGCTCGAGGCGCTCCCTTGCCGCAACGATATGGGCCCTTAAGCCGGCCCAGTCGTCCGCATCCGAGAGGGTCCACGGGGCGTCCACCAGCTCAAGCGCCACGGGCCCGTAGCCCTTTTCCTGCTTGATACCGGCGATCCTTTTGCGGATGCCGTAATACCCCTCAAAGGCGAAATACAGCACGCCTACGGGCTCTGTATCCCGTCCGAACAGCTGCCTGCCCGTGGCGATCGACGCCATCCAGTCCAGCGCGACAAAGGTCTTGCCGGCCGTCGAGGGGCCATAAATCGTGCCCAACCCGACCCGCGGAAACAAGTCCTCGACCAGCTCGGCCTCGTAAGTAAACGAGATGTCCGGCCATAGTTCGTGCAGGATGGCCGAGGAGGTTTCCGGCTCCCGCAGGAACCCCGCCACGTCAAAACCCTCTGCAATCGCATCAGCTGCGTCCCAGCCATCAGCCTTGCCCGAGGGGATGCCCAACACCCGCACCGAGCAGCCAATGGCCTTCAGCGGCCCTTCCAGCCCCGCCATAAGCTTCCGGCCAGGCTCATCCGCATCGGGCCAGAGCACCACCTTCTTGCCGGCCAGCGGCGTCAGATCGGCCTTGTCCAGCGATGTGTTAGCCCCGCCCATCAGCGAGGCGGCGTCAACGCCAATACTCGCCAAAGCGTCAACGCACTTCTCGCCCTCGACAATTACGACCGTTTCTGACGCATGCCACCTTTCAAGACCATACAGCGGCCGAGGAGATGGCATCCCGCCCGGAACCGCAAAGTTCTTCTTGCCATTACTCAGCCGATACCTGACCACCTCGCAGATCTTGCGCCCGGCCTTATCCCTGTAGACATAGCGGGCATCTACCGTCCGCTCGGGCTCGGGTTCGAGGGGCCTGGACGCCTCGACCTCGTGGCGCACAACCGCCCGCGGCGCCGGTGTCCCGCCGGCCCACGCATCGCACTCGGCCAGGATCTGGGCAAAGTCCCGGGCGACATCCAGATTGTGTGCCACGGCATAAAGCCCGAACACATCCCCCCGATCGCCCGTGGCATGGTCGATCCATTTCCCCGCCGTATCATCCGCCGTCAGGCTAATGGACAGGCTCAGTCCCTTGGACCCCGAAACATCCCCAATCCGGGCATCCCGTGGGCCCATCGTGGCGCGTGGGTAGAGATACCGCACGAACTCCCGCACCCGGCCCTGAAGGGTTCGGTAGACCCGTTCCTTGCGCGCCATCGCGTCCTCAAAGGGCTGCTGGCGTGCGGCGTCGTTGAAATCCAGCATCAGTAAAATTCCAGATGATTTTCGATGGCATCGGCGAGATTGCGAATTTCTTCAGCAATCAGCATTCTTTCTTCTTTTCGTTTCTCTTCGGATAGTTGCCCAAAAAGAATGCCGCGGCGCGAGGAATAAGCCCGCAAGATCAAATCCAATCCCAATCTTTTGATGAACTCAACCTTTCCTTCTTCAGTCAGCAATTCCTGCTCGCACAAATATCTTGCCCAGAAGACATTTTTGTCCCCGGCATCCCAGACAAACTTCATAAGCTTTATTGTTTCTGACTGATCGCTCATCCCCAGCACCTCCTGCGAAACGGACAATCCTTGCACGCCCAGAACTCCGCGTCATCCGTGCAGCGAGGGCGTAATGCGCCCGCACGGCTGTCAGCAATAATCTCAGCAGCCCTGTCTGACGCTGTCTGGGCGCGCTGCTTGTCGAACGGAACCAATTCAAAATAGACTTCCATCGTATCCGCGCAGGTGGCCATGAACAAAGCCGGGTTCGTCAGGTCCAGATACGCCTGATAAAGCGCAATCTGGTCGGCGTATTCCGGCTTGGCTTTTGCCAGCCCGGACTTCTCAATGGCTTTCCAAGACTTCAGGCCAAGCGCCTTATGCTCCCAGATCAGCGGATATTGCAGCCCGTCAGGACCGCCCGTAATCACGCGATCAACGTGCCCACGGAATGCCCCGCCCGCAACCGAGAAGCCAATGGGCGCCCCGTTCTTGCCCGTCTGTGTGAGCCGGTATCCGGCATCCGACAGCCAGATGGCGGCCATGCTTTCCAGCTTATGGCCGCGCTCAAAAATGCGCATCGTGCGGGCAGAATGACGCCATCCCTCGTCATAAGGCGCGCCCATGAAGTCATACTGCACGCGCCGCTCGCACGGGCCACCGATCGCCGATGCTCCCACATATTCACGCCGCTTTTCGTGAGCTCGAGGAGCCTTCTCAAGCGCCTCATGCAGCGAAGTGATCGCAACCGACCGCTGCATGGATGATGGGTTAAAGTCGATCATCGCCTGATAACCTCCTTGCGTGCGCGGCGCTCTTCGCGCTTGGGATTCTCAATCACCGGCATCGCGCCCGTAACGCTGAACGCATGGCAACGCTCGTGATAGCTTTCCCGCGCGGTGCGATAGTGCGGTGACGTCTCGCCCCGGCACATGGGCCGGGGATGCCGGACCAGCCAGAAACACCCCTCGCAACTAACCTTTCGCGCAGCCAGCTCTGCCGCCGCTCTGCGGTTTTGCTCATCAATGTGCTTAAACCTTAAACTCATGCGCCAATGTCCTCCGGGTTATCGCTGTCCTCCAAAGTATGCGTGCGCCTGGCCTCGATCGCCTCGTAAGCAATCGCAAACAGCAAGCTGGCATCATCCGCCGTCCAGTCACCCAGCGGCTTGCCCCACTCCAGCCCGCCGGCCTTGCTGGCGATCATGCCCAGAGCAGCCAAAGCAAACCCCTGCGTCATCGCATCAGGATCGCCGAACGGCGGAGTTCCGCGCCGCACAGCCCAGTGATGTGTCCTGTGCTTGATCCACTCACACACCACGCTGGAAGCCATAACCTCAGCCTCCTGCGCGGTGATGTGGTGGCCGCGATCTTTCAATAGTTGTTTCAACCGGGCTGCGGCCTCCACCGCGGCCCGGGTGTCCGGGTCGTTTCTCGACATGATAAACCCCATGGGGGCCAGCCGAAGCTGGCCCCGTTAAGATCAGCCCCAGGCAGGGCGCGTTGACGCTTTGACACCAGCAGGCGGCTTGGGAATGCCCGCCGCCTTTGGCTTTGCCGGCTTGAACCCGGCGTAATCCGCCTCATCAACTCCCACGGCGGTCACCGTGTTTTTGGCCTTGCCTTTGACGGTATCGCCCGACCGGGCGTCAACGTAATCCGAGCCCTCTTCGATCCCGAAGCGGGCGACGAACGCGATGCCATCCAGATCATCCCAGTCATTGATCTTGCGAGCGGCCATGGCTTCCGGGCTGTCATCCGTCGAGCGGACGCCATATGCGCTTTCAAGAATGCCGCGGATCATCGACCGCGTGATGGCGATCATCTTGTTATGGCCATCGCTACCCGTGCCCGTGATGCCGGCCCACTTCCAGGCTTTGCGCCCTTTGAAGGGACCTTCAAGGACCGTGTACTCCAGATCAAGGCCTTGAATGCGCGTGTCGCGAGACGATGTCTTGAGCCCGCGCAGATGCAGGATAACCGGCGCCACCGTGCCGTCCGGTATCGGGCCGCTGGACCCGGACCCAGACACTTCGGCCGTGTTGAAATCAAAAGCTGACATGTGTGTTTCTCCTTAACCTAAAAGCTTGGCGAACAGCTCGCCCAAATGCGGTTTCTCCATAGGCGCAAGACGCCCGGAACGGTCCTTCGCAGGGAAGCCCCATTCATTCTCCGGGCTCGTGATGAACGCCCTGTAGGGGTCGCCCTCATCAGGACGGATGATCGCAAAAGTAATCACCTCATCAACAATGCCGGGCATTTCCCTGCCGGTCTTTGCCCCATCAATCTGGATGCTCCAGGTCTTGCGGCCGAAATCATCCTCGTCCTCGTTCAGCAGGCAGACGAACACCACGTTACGCGTCCTTGCCTGCTGAAGACGCTTAATCCACGCAATCATCTGCCGGCCGAGAAGCCCATACATTCCGCGCGTGTCTTTATCGCCTTTGGCGGTCATCGCCTCGGGCTGCGTCTCACACCACGCCATGCAGAGGCGGGCAGCTTCCGTGATGCTGTCGATAAACACGGTCTGGTATTTATCCAGAGCCGATGCATCGCCGAACTTCTCGCAGACAGCATCGTAATGCTGCTGGCCATACAAATCCGAAGCGCGAACATTGGTGTTCGGCCCCGCAAGAAAACACGCCAGATCGCGGCATTCCTGCCAGGTCTTGGGCCGCAATTCGTCAACCGGCACGTCCGAGACGGACAGATTGCCGGCTTCCAGATCGATGAAGAGTACGGTCTCAGGATCAAGCGTCCTGAGCAGACTTGTCTTGCCAACGCCCGGCGGTCCGACAATGAGAAGCTTGACGCCTCTCTGTTCGGCCATGCGTTCGTCGGCTGAAATGATGGCTAATCCCATCTTCAGCTCCTTACTTTTTCACCCCTTACCCTTGCTCCGCATTCCCGGGGGAAGGCGAGCGGTGGCAGGTAAGGAGCAGCGCCCCGACTTATTCGAGCCCAGAGGGCCTTAGTTCGTCGGATGCCACCGCTTGCTCTTTTATTCCCATTGCTGGGAAAACCTGTACCTCACAGCGCGCAATTGCATCAAAGCCCTTGCTCGCCAGTAGCGTGACGATCTGCTTGTCATCCGCAAACGCCACGCCATTAAGACCATCCAGAACGGCTTTGGCGATGTTGTCAACATCAAACCTTGCCGGCGCTTCGGCTCCTTCAAGCGCAGCCGCGCGGCGCTTCTTGCTCCACGATTGCGGCACCGAGAAGTAAGCATTGACCTGCACAAACAGCGGCCCATCGATCGGCGTCACACCTGCCTGGCGTGCGGCCAGCTTGACAAGGTTTTCGTAAGCTGCGGTCGCGTTGTCCGTGTACGCCACCGCAAAACCGGCGCGTGAGCGTCCGAACCGCGGACGTCCCTTGCCGCGTGGTTCACCGGGTATGGTAAATCTCAGCGCCACGTTTCAAGCCCCACAGCGCCCTTGCTCACCTTCTGGATTAGCAACATCAATTCGTAAGACGGCCGGTGTTTGCCGCGGCGCAGCTTGCTAATGTGCGATCGGTCGCGTGCGAGGAGTTTACCCGCCGCCGCATCGTCCAAACCCTGCTTCTCAAGCCAATCTGCAAATGTCATGAAGCCCATGTGCGGGCGACGCCCGATAAAGTCAAGCACAAATATCTTGGCCACCCCTCTTGCCAAACTGTGCGCCATATGCACGCTACACACACAGCACAGGAGAGCGCCATGGACGATCAGAACCTTTACCGAATGCCAATCAGCGAACCGCCAGACTGCGAAATCATTTACGACGACTTCGCCGAACTCTGGCGCCGCAGCGAAGAGCACTATCAACGGATGCTTAACGATTGCGAGTATAGAGATGCCTTCAACGCCGCCACAAAGCGGTGGATGCAGGCCAAGTTTTAGGAGGAACCACCCATGATCTTTACCCGCAACTTCAACCTCACCCGCCACCTGAAGCGCACAGAGGCGACGATATACCCCGGCCCGCCCCACTGGCAGGAGCGGGTCAACGCGCCATCCGTGCGCGAGGCTTACTGCGACCTTGATGGCCTGGACGCCGCGGCGCTGGAAAGGGCTAAGGTCATCGCATTTCGGAAGGGGGGCAGGAAATGAGGTATCTTACAATACAGGAATGCCTGCGCGTTGGTTATATGCCCTACGTGACGACGCGAGACGGGCGGGTGGAAAGTTTCATCTGCGCCGGGTTTGTGATTGATTACGATACGCAGGACTACGCCGAAGCGCTGGCGCAGCTGGAGGAGATGGTGGAATGAACCCGACCAGACAAGCCGAAAACCTGCGCGACTATGCCCGGCGCGCATGGGCCGACAAACACGCAGCGACAGCCATGCTTTTGGACGAGGCCGCCAATACGATCGAGGCGTTGGGCAAGCGGGTTGCGGAGCTCGAAAAGAAAGCGCTGGCAGCCGCCCTCGACGCGCTGGGGGAGGAGCAAACATGAGCAATCACAAACTGACGCAGATCGAAGCGCACCTGCGGGAATTGCGCACGTACATTGACGGGGCAAGGTGAAACAATGAGCAAAGATATGTCTCAGGAAGAGGCTAATTTAGCGGTTGCAACTGCGTTAATGCGCGAGGTGATGGATTTGCAAGCTGAGGTGCAGCGCCTGCGGGCGTGCGCGGAGGCTTTAGAAAAGATTGCGAGCAGCCCGACGGGCGGCATTGGGTGCAATCCGGCAGAGCTGGTGAAGGTCGCCCGCGCCGCCCTCGACGCGCTGGAGGAGCCCGCCAAGTGAGAAGCAGAAAAGAAATAATCGGCGACGCCACGCTGTATCTGGGTGACTGCCGGGAGATATTGCCGACGCTGGGCAAGGTGGATGCGGTGGTGACGGACCCGCCGTATGGGATTGACGTTGCATCGGCGCCCACGGTTGGAGCGACAGGACGAAACGCCAATGGTCATCGGCTCGGCGCGCGAGCTGTCACGCAATATCACGTCTCTGACTGGGATAGTAACGGCCTGACCCAAGAGCAATGGGACGCTGTGCGCGCGGTCACGTCGCGGTGGATTGTGTGGGGCGGCAATCACTTAGCGCATGTGCTTGGCGCTTCTCGTGGCATTCTGGTGTGGGACAAAAAGTGCCAAGACGGATGGGACGACGACTTTAGCGAGATGGAGGTTGCGTGGTGCAATGCCATCGCTCGCGCAAAAGGTTTTCGTCATCGCTGGGCGGGTGCCATTCGCGCAAGTGAGCATTACGCGAATGTTCGCCAGCATCCGACGCAGAAGCCGGTCGCGCTGATGGAATGGTGCTTAGGCTTTCTCCCCGACGCCCACACCATCCTCGACCCCTTCATGGGCTCCGGCACAACGGGCGTCGCCGCCATCAAGCTAGGCCGCAAGTTCATCGGCATAGAGATTGAGCCCAAATACTTCGACATCGCATGCCGCCGCATTGAGGAGGCATGGAAACAACCGCGCCTGTTCGAGGAGCCCAAGGCCAAGCCGGAACAGCTTAAGCTGATGGATGATACGCCATGACCCGCCCCTGGCTCACCACCGCCGTGATGGCGATCGTCTGCGTGGCGCTGTGGTTCGTGGCGTTGGGCGTGGCGATGATGCAATGAGCGCATATTACAACGAGATTGACCCCTACGCCGCCCAGTGGCTGCGTAACCTGATCGCCGCCGGCCATATAGCGCCGGGCGATGTTGACGAGAGGAGCATTGTGGATGTCCGACCGGATGATCTCAAAGGCTACACGCAATGCCACTTCTTCGCCGGTATCGGAGGATGGTCTTACGCCCTGCGCCTTGCCGGATGGGCAGACGACCGCCCCGTCTGGACCGGCTCCTGTCCGTGTCAGCCGCTTTCGAGCGCGGGACAGCGCAAGGGCCATGCAGACGAACGACACCTCTGGCCCGCTTTTCTCGAACTCATCGCCGAGCGCCAGCCTTCAATGGTCTTTGGCGAGCAGGTTGCAAGCAAGGATGGAAGGGAGTGGTTCTCCGCTGTACGCGCTGACCTGGAAGGAGTGGGATATGCCTGCGGGGCCGCCGATCTGTGCGCTGCGGGCGTCGGCGCGCCGCACATCAGGCAGCGGCTTTACTGGGTCGGGATGGCCAACGCCGACTACGAACGACAGTCTGCGGCATCCGTCTCCCAATTTTGCGACAAAAAATTTGACGCTGAACCACGGAGTTGCACTAGCGGGCTGGCCGACGCCGAGTACATCAGACAGCACAGGGGCGGAACCATTGGAGCAAAGGTCAGCGCGCAATGCTGGCGGGCTGCAGTTGAGGGATACAGCGACATTGGTTCCACCAAATCAACCAGCCCGCCTGACAGCTTTTGGCGAGATGCTGACTGGCTCTGGTGCAGGGATGAGCGGTGGCGGCCAGTTGAACCCGGCACATTCCCGTTGGCTCATGGGGTATCCGGCCGCGTGGGACGATTGCGCGCCTACGGCAATGCCATCGTCCCGCAAGTCGCCGCGGCGCTCGTTGAAACTTGCATGTGAATGATGAGGAGCGACGTGAGCAAACTTTCCGACAAGAGTTTAAATGTGGCGGCGAGGGCTGTATGGCCGATTATTTCAGGCGCCGTAACAGGACGTGAGCCGCCGCCTTTTCGCACTATATGTGATATTGATCGCGAATGGGCGGAAAAAGTCGCCCGCTCCGCCATCACCGCATACCTTTCTGCGGAGCGTAAGGCTGGGCGAACAATGATGAGGAGCGGACGTGAGTGATCTCTATGCACAAAGCCTAAAGTCTGAAAACGCGAGGCTGCGCGCCATACCCGACACGCCGGAGCAACCATGACCCGCGCCCCCCTCACCGCCCTGATCATCGTCATGGTCTTTATCTGGTGGGTCGGGGCGGTAACAATCGTTACCTTTCTAGTCGACCTTGCTTCCCCCAAACAATCCCCGGACAAAGTTCCAAACCTTGTTGAGGAACCACTTGGTCGGGGCGGCGAAGAAGAGTACCGTTATGATCGATGCGAGGTAGGTAATTACGTCAACGCCAAAGAAATTCATTTCTCGCCTCCACAGAAAGTAATCCACGCCGCATCAGCGGCCACCACATAGTTAATCAGCTCGACCGGCGAGGACCGCGATATCTGCGCCGGACGAAGCGCCCGGCACGCATCGGCGCGGGTCACGAGATCCGCATCCGCTATCATTCCGCTAGTCGCTAAAGATCCTGGCCGCGACGGATGGGTGCACCCCATCAGCATCAGACACAGGAGGAACAGCGTCACGGGCAGCAATAGCTTGGTCAGCGGAAGTTCTTGACCCCTGCTCCACGTTACGAATTGCCTGAACGGTTTCAAGTTCTGCTTCCTTCTCCCGAGCCGCGGCTTTGGCCTGCTCTTCGCGGCGAACCTTATCTTTCTCGCGCTCGACATACCACTTGCCGGCCAATATCCCAAGCGCCAAAACAATGAGCCAGTCGGGGACTTTCTTCAGCCATAGAAGGAATTTGTCCATCATTTCAGCGGCCTCGTCGCCTTGACTTGTCCCCACTT